GCATCAACTAGAATCGGTAAAATAGTTTTACCTATCGCTGCTGCGGGAGTCGCTGCACAACAATACTTAAAATCTAAAATGAAAAAGAAAGATGAGCCTAAGAAAAAAATGAGTGGTGGCATGATGAATAAGCCTATGGGTTATAAGACAGGTGGACCACCTGCTGGTTTTAAATCTAAACAAGATAGAAAAAAATTTGAAAAAAATATTAAAGAAGCAAGAAGTAAAGAAGGTTTGAGATCTTTTTTATCTAGTGGAAATAAAATAAATCAACCCATGAGAAAAGAAAGATACATGGAAGGTAGAAAAGCAAGACACACAGAGTTTAAGAAAAAAATTGGTAGAACTGCTTTAGGTATAGCTTCAAGTTTAAACCCTGTTACTTCTATTGCAAGAGGAATTGGAAAAGTTATGGGTAAAGGATCTAAAAAAAGAGACTTTCAAAAAGGCGATTACGGAGATATTTCAGTTAAAAAAAATATGGGTGGCATGATGATGCAAAGACCTATGGGTTACAACAAAGGCGTAATGGTCAAAGCAAGAGGTTGCAAACTAGGTAGAACTAAGCCTACTAAAATTACATAGGAGGGACAATGTCCCTGAAGGCATTACTTAGAGCGGGGAAGGAATTACTCAAGGCGAAGAAACCTTCAGCAACACCGACCACCGGACAACAGCAAAGACAAATAACTTACACACCTAAGCCTTCACAATCACAGGCTAAAGAGTTAGTTACACAAGAATTAAAAAACCCACCAGTAGTTTTAAAGAAAACAAAACCCCTTCAGATGGGCGATGACATGGCACCTAGCTTTGGTTCATCAACATATGACTGGGCTATGAGAATGGGTAGATCAAAGTACACTGCTGATGAGTGGTTAGATCATTTAACATCTACTAGAAAAGTAAACTTTAAAATATTTGGTAAGCCTGCACAGAAAACTGTCCGTGAACAAAAAAGATTTAAATATGATTCAGGACCCTTTGCCGGTAAAGAAGTTAGTGTATCCAAAGAAGAATTATTCGATTCTAATTTAGCAGTATTCAATGAAGCAGGAGACCTAACAGGTGGCCTGTTATATGCAGCAAAGAAATTTGGTCTAAAGCTCGATGCTAATGAAGTAGGAGCAATGTTAAAATTAAATCCTATCAATAGACTTAAACCAATTGAACTTGGTGTTAACAAAGGTGCACAAGAAGCATTTGATGTAGCTAATAAGAATGCAAAAACTTATGTTCAAGCGTTACAAATAAAACATAGAGGAACAGACTCATTAAAAAGAAACCTTGATGAATTGCAATATCAACTACAATCTGATGGCGTGCCAAGTAGAGCACAACTCGATAATATTAATGAATTTTTAAAAAAAACAACGAGTGAATTACCTATAGATCAAAAAAAAGCTTTGAACAAAGTTATTGGAGATTTAAATAACAAAGTAGGACCTTTAAAAACTTCACAGACAAGATACGGAACTGAATCTAATTACACATTACAAGGGGGTAAAGATTACAGAGAAACTATTTTTACACTTCCAGAAGATATTACAACCAACGCAAAACTTAGAAATAAAGGTGGACACTTTACAGATGATATTGGTGATGTAAATAATATTTATCATATTAGATTCGATACAAGGTTCACACCTGACGGTAAAAAAGTATTTATGATTAATGAAATACAATCTGATGTAAACCAGAGTATTGCAAAAAGTCTGACTAAAGCCCAGCAACTTTCAGGCGAACGTAGACTAAACCCATTTAATGCTGATCTTGAATTAAATTTATTAGTTGGCCAACGAGGTAAGATGCTTAAAGATATGGATGATGCACTTGCTAACAATGAGTTTGGTAGAGTAAATGCAATTAGTTCATCTATGAAAGATATCAATACAAAATTACAAAGATTAACTACTAGACGAAATACTTACAGTGATGACAAAAAAGATTACTTCCCAATGGTTGAGGCAGATTCTTATGGAGATCATGCGCTTAAATATTTAATGCAGAAGGCTGCACGTGAGAATGTTGATTACGTAGCCGTTGCCCCGTTTGACAAAGTAAGTTTCAGACAAGGGTATAAAGCGGGTAATGAAAGATTTTACGGATACTCAAACGGTAAGGGTATCGGTAAAAAAGGTAAAGCAGTTATTCCAGATGTCATGTCTAAGAACGCAAGGTTCTATGGATCAAAAGCAGGGCCAACTAAAATATCTTTATCTGATCCAACAAAACCATACAAATCCGTTAGCACTGATAATTTTAAATATCCAACAGATCATCCATTAAAAGGAAAAGAAATTAAAAGTACATACCACAATAGTTCTGGTATGAATCCTGAAAAGGGAACTAAAAATATTCCAGAAGGAGATCCACGCTTGTATTTTGATGCATATGCGATTAAAGTGGTTCCACTAATGAGAAATACACAAAAAACTTACAAGTCAAAAGGTGGACTTGTAGTGGATATGTTTAAACCAATAAGGTACAATTAATCATGGCAGTAGAAAAAGTAACAGAGGAATTAGCAGAAGAAGTAGTTGAACAACCTGATGGTCTTCCAATTGACGTAGAAGTTGAAGGGGAAGAACAGGTAGAAGAGGAAAGACCTCAAGACGATTTTAATGCAAACTTAGCAGAGGACATGGATGAGCGAGAGCTTAAAGACATGGCCATGGAGCTTATTGAAGAATACAAAAAAGATAAAACTTCTCGAAAAGAATGGGAAGATGCCTACATTAAAGGTTTAGATTTATTAGGAACTAAGTACCAGGAAGTAACAAAACCATTTAAAGGTGCTTCCGGTGTCACGCATCCATTGTTAGCTGAATCAGTTACACAATTCCAAGCACAAGCATACAAAGAACTTGTTCCATCTGATGGGCCTGTACGAACACAAGTCATAGGTTTACAAACACCGGCTACCGAACAACAAGCAGATAGAGTTAAAGATTATATGAATTACCTGCTGATGGAGGAGATGGAAGATTACACAACTGACATGGATCAGATGTTATTTTATCTACCACTATCAGGATCTACGTTTAAGAAAATTTACTACGATGCATTACTAGATAGACCTGTATCTAAATTTATTCCAGCAGAAGATTTAGTAGTTCCATACTATGCATCTGATTTAAAAGATTGTGAGAGAATAACTCACGTTATTAAAATGACTCAGAATGAGGTCACGAAGAAAATGGCTGCAGGTTTTTATAGAGATATAGAATTAATTGATAGCAGTTCAGAACCAGATTCAGTACAGAAAAAATTAAATGAACTAGAAGGTGTAAAAGGCACAGGTTCTGATTATTTAAATACAATTCTTGAAATGCATGTAGATTTAAATCTAGATGACTACGAAGACTTTGATGACAAAGCTAAAAAAATTAAAATTCCATACATTGTAACTATTGATGAAGGTAGTGGAGAAGTTTTATCTATTTACAGAAATTACAAACCAGGTGATCTAAGTTATTCAAGAACAGAATATTTTGTTCACTATAAATTTTTACCAGGTTTAGGTTTCTATGGTTTTGGTTTAACACACATGATCGGTGGTTTATCACAAGCTGCAACTCAATCTTTAAGACAATTGATTGATGCAGGGACTTTGAAAAATTTACCAGCAGGATTTAAGTCTAGAGGTATTAGAGTTAGAGATGATGACCAACCAATTCAACCTGGAGAGTTCAGAGATGTTGATGCGCCAGGCGGAAATATTAGAGATCAGTTTTTTAATTTACCATTTACAGAACCATCACCAACACTTTACAACTTAATGGGCTTTGTTGTTCAAGCAGGACAAAAATTTGCAGCGATAACAGATACTGCAGTTGGTAATGACACACAAAATAGAGCAGTTGGTACTACAATGGCGTTGATGGAAAGAGGATCACGTGTCATGAGTGGTGTTCACAAGCGTTGTTACTACGCAATGAGGCTTGAATTTAAAATTTTAGCAAGACTTTGCGGAGAATATTTACCACCAGAGTATCCTTACGATGTTTACGGTGGCCCAAGACAAATAAAACAAGCAGATTTTGATAACAGAGTCGATATTTTACCGGTTGCAGACCCAAATATTATGTCTATGGCTCAAAGAGTGACCTTAGCACAAGCACAATTGCAAATTGCACAGTCAAATCCACAGATGCACAACTTACATGAAGCGTATAGACGTGTTTATGAAGCACTTGGAACCAAAACTATAGATCAAATTCTAAAACCACCACCAAAACAACCAGAACCTTTAGATCCTGCAAAAGAAAACGCACGTGCACTACAGATGAAGTTGCTTACAGCGTTTGAATTTCAAGATCACGATGCACATATTGCTGCTCACATGGCGTTTATGGCATCAAGAATGGTTCAAATTAATCCTCAGGTGTATGCATTACTACAATCACACATTTCAGACCACGTTTCATTCAAAGCTAAAGCACAAGTTAAACAAATGATCATGGAAAATCCTGAAATGGCACAAATGGCTCAACAAGACCCTCAACAATTCGAAATTATGTTTGAAGCTGAGGTAGCAAAAGTTGCAGCACAGATAACTCAAGAGTTAGTACAGACTGAAAATGCTTCTCAGAACAAAGAAGACCCATTAATAAAAATTAAACAACAAGAAATTGATTTAAGAGCCATGGATCTTCAAAGAAAAGTTGAAGAAACTAAATTTAGAGCAGATCAAGAAAATCAAAGAGCAGCAGACAGACTTGATTTTGATTATGATAGACTTGCAACACAAGATCAACAATCAGATGAGCGTTTAGAAGTAGCGAGAGAAAAAATTGACTCAAAGAAGAAGTAATTCATTAAGTGGAGGTGTATCATCAGGTCCACCACCTAAAAGAGGGCCAAACCCACAAGGACTAACGCGAAAGAAGTTTAAAAGTGTCAAACAGTACACCAAAAAACTCATACGAAAGTCTTCCAGTAACATCTAAATTAATTTTTCTTGCTGGGATATTTGATGGAGAAGGTAGCTTTGGCATTTGGTCAAAGGGTATAGGAAGAAAAAAAGAATTTGCTTGCACAATAGAGATGACAGACCAAGATACTCTGCAAAAATTTGTGGATATGTTTGGGGGTCAGATGTTTCCATGTAAAATAAGAAAAGCACATCATATTCCAACCTGGAGATGGAGACAGAACGGCTACAGGGCTTTCCTTATAATGGATAAAATGATAGACTTCATGAGTAAAAGGAGACAGGAGAAATACAATGTGGTTAAGCGCGATAAAATTGGCGGCACAAGCAGGTACCCACATCTTCAAGAAGCGTCAAGAGACGAAGATGTTAATGGCAGATGCTCAAATGATGCACGCAAGAAAGATGGCCCAGGGTGAG